ATGGCTAAACATTTGTCTAGGCGGAAACGTTTAGAAAAAGAAAAAGAGCTGAAACGCTCTGAACGGATAAGCCTAGCGATTGCAGTCGCTCCGATTATCTGTATCGTCCTTGAGTTTGTTTTCAAGCTCTTCGCCTAAGTTTTTTTCAGGGCAAGCCGTGAGGCTTTCCCTACCCTTGATAATAGTATAACAAAGGAGGTACCAAAATGCAAGAAAAAAAGCGTAAAGGATACGCAACGCAAGCCCAACAGCGTGAAGCGACAAAAAGATGGCTGAGCGATGAAGATAATAGAAAACATCGTACTTATTTATCTTCTCGCGGAACTGCCCGAAGTTTTATCAGAAAACACGCTAAACCCGAGGATTTAGATGAATTGGAAATACTTATAAAAGAGAGAAGAGAAAATTTTTAAAAAAATTTATCTTTTTCCTTGACATGGTACATGCACTATGTTATACTCAAACCATAAAGAAATAAAAAAGCCCCTAACGTGACTAAGATTGGCGTCTGACACGTTAAGAGCTGAACAACTCACACACCGAAGCATGTAAGATACTAATATTGTATCATGCGTGCTTGGTCTGGTCAAGTACGCTTTTTGCGTACCTGATAAAGCCCTTTGACAACTGAACAGGTACACATGATATACAACAAAACCCCTGACCTTATGCGGTTTCTGAGCGATTTGAAAAAATTTTTAAAATTTTTTCGCTTTTCTCTTGACAATACTTTCCAAGTGGAATATAATAATCTCGTAAGCTAGTTCAGGAGCTTACAAAACAAATCCCCCTGAACGATGCCACGGGTAGAAAGGGGGTGAGGAAACTTATGCATAGGCGTAAGAAAAAAGAAAAAGAGTTCAACAGCTTAGAACTGATTCAGCTAATAACGGGAATTATTAACTTAATCATTATTGTTCTAGAACTAATTAAACTCTTCTTCTAATTCCTCAGAGGTTGAGAAAACTCTCAGCCTCTACCCTTGGCACAAGTATAACATAAGGAGCAGAGAAATGCAAGAACCTAAACGCCCAAGAGGGCGACCAAAAGGACGAACCGAACGAAAACAGATAACATTAGACTTAAGAATTGAAGATTACAACTATCTGACCGAACTAGCTGAGGCTAACCAAAGTACCAGACGACAAGCGATTTTTGATGGTTTAAATCTTTTAGAAAAAAAAATAAAAAAAACTGTTGACAATATTTCCCAAGTGGAATATAATAGAGACAGATAAAAAAAGACCTGTAACAAGTCAAACGCCAATCCGAGTTGTTACAAGTCATACGATTCATCAGCAGAAAGCTAATGATATACACAGTATATCATAAGTATCTGTTGATTGCAACAGGTACTTTTTTAGTACCTCAAAAAAAGAAAGAAGGTACATATCATGGAAAAAATCGAAACAATTTACAAGATCGCCCAAAACGCTCTGAACTCTTACCGCTACTATACAGAAAGCGAACCGATCAAAAAATTTGCAGCTAATGCACTCAAATCATATAACCATTACATGCTAAAATATTTTGATTTAGCGTTGGAACATGGCTATAAAACGGAAGACGAATTACAACAAGAATTTGATGCTTATTTGAAAAAATTAGGATAGAAAGAAGGTATATATCATGAAACACACAGCTAAAGAAATCAAACAAGTCTTGAAAGAAATGCTAAATATCAAAGCGAACCAAATTTCTGTAAAAGTTACCAAAGCAGGCTACGCAGATACTTACATAGATGTTAAAATCAAAGACATCAACATCAGTCTAAATGATGTCGAAGAATGTCTTGCGCATTTTGAATCAATCACCCGCGACCGAGCAAACGACGAAATCTTGCAAGGATGCAACACGTTTGTAATGGTTGCCTACGATTATGAAACATATAAACAAGTTGTCGACTCTAAAATGGATGAAGTTGCTAAAATTATGAACAACTACAACGATGATAGTTTTTACAGTGTAATCATCAAAGAAGAAGACGACTGTAAAATGTACGCTTGTAAAGCAGCTAACAGAATTTCAATCTATAAGGGCAAAGAACAAAAAGGGAAGTTCGCTTTTAATGAATATGCACTAGCTGAAGCCCTTATCGCATTCGACCGCTTAACAAAATAGAAAGAGGCAACAAAATGAAAAAACTAACCACAATCATACTCATCATTATCGCACTATTTGGCATCAGCCAAATCCCAGTTACTACCACATTCGAAGATGGCAGCACATATCAAGAGACATTAGCAAGCCATCTGGTCTATAAATACATCCAAGTGCCATTGGCACATCTAAATAAATAAGGCTACACGGTCTCAAGCCGTCAGCAGACTTGCAAGGGTCTGCTAGCCATATAAATAAACAGGGCAAAGCCCAGGAGGAAAACACCATGGCAAACTATAAACTATTAACACAAAATGACATACTTGATACAGCGTGGGAGTTGGCAGATTATTCTGACTTTGACAGTGTACACCACCTTCTAGAAATTAAACGCACGAATTTACCGTTTTAACCCTGGCAAACCGCTAGGGTTTTTGCTATTTTGTCATTTTGTCAAAATAGAAATCAAATCTAGCAACCATTGTCCGCAAAAACGGCAATTTTTAAAAATGTCCGTGATAAAAGCAAGTATTTCGCTATCGAAAATCAAAAAAATGCTATTTTTTTGAAATTAGCTGATTGCCCGGTGTAATGAAAAGACCCTGACAAAACAAGGTCTTTGTATATGTTTTTATTTTTAGTTTGTTTTCTTGCTTTGTATGTATTCATACAAATTTTCAACTGACTTCTCGTCTTTGAATCCTAATAAATGTGCATTCTGTGGATTACTTTTTACGATTGTTTTTAAATTTGACGTTATTTTTTTCCAATCGTATTTGGGATTAATTTGCGCCACCAGATCAATTATTATAAATATTACTATCGCTAATCTATTTGTAGTTCTATTACCTTTCTTGCTAGAAATAACAAAAAGATGGTTATCCCAATCTATATTTTTAACTGGTGTAGTCTGTAATTGAATATCTAAAATATTGGAATTATGGGCGCATATATTTCTTAAAAAAACAAAAAACAATACAATATATTCGATTTTTTTGTTAAAAAAATTTTTTCGGGCAACAAAAAAAGCCCAGCAGACCGCTGGGTTGAAAATACTATTTTACATTGCCCCACACTTCTGTGGTCTGGCCATTTTTACGAACCTTAATCGGCATCCAACGACGAATACCTGTGCTAGCTGAAATCCAACTAATCCATACGTAGCCGTTATAATCAACACGGACACGGTCATAAGTCACTGACTCTCCTTTGTAGTACATGCCTTGTGTACGACCGTTTAAGTTCGGCTCATTGCGGAAATAGATGTCTTCTGTGGCAGTAAACACACCCGTTTCCGCATATTCACGGGCACCAGTGTTAACACTAGCCGTTCTAGGTTGGGTAGTTGCTACTTTAGGGGCTGGCTGTGGTGCTACTGCTTTGCCTTGCAATTGCAATAGATAAGCCTGTACTTTACCTTTAAAACCGTCCCAGTTGCCATTATCCAAGATGCGGTATGGGCAATATTTGCCAGACCAATCTTGATGTTTGCGGATGCGGTCAATGCCCCAGCCTAACTGATGCAAGATAATCGCTGCTAATTTAGCTCCGTTATCCTCAGCTTTTGCATATTTAGGATGTCCCGGAGTCAGACTATAACAAATCTCAATGCCGATTGATTTACGATTACCTGTCCCATTTGTGCCGTCTCCACAATGCCAGGCATTACGATTGTGCGGAATGGCTTGGATGGCCTGCTCATCATCCACCGCCCAATGATAAGATACTTCGTTCCAGTTGCCATTCATGTAACTGATTTCCGCTAAAGCAGACGCATTGTTTGCGGTATTGTGGATGGTCAACCATTGAGGGACCATAGCGTTTGGACACTTAATGCCATACTTAGTAGCAGGCACGGGCATTTGAATCATTTTAAGTCCTAGATTACTCATGTTCTACTCCTTTCCGTCCAAATCATCTATTTCTGGAAATTCGTGATCGGCGATATTTTTTTGATAGAGTTCGTCGTTGAACTCGATTACTTCGTCAAATTGCATGATTAGTCCTCCTTTTCAAAATTAAATGCAATATTCCCCTCGCCCAAATCTACTTTCATTTCTTCGGGCTGGATAGTCCCAGTAGAAATTTTGCTGGCATCAAGGGCTTTAGGTTCGCTTTTAACTAATTTTTCAAGCGCTAAAATCACATTAGCAAATATACTTGTATCGCCTTTTGCTTTACCGTAGTTTTCTACCAAGCTCTTAAATGTCAAAATAAGATACCCAACGTAAATTGTGTAAAGAAATGCCACACCCGTCTGCTCAGGCAAAAGCACCGACATTGGAATTAAGACTGTAAGCAAGATAATCCCCATCATCTTGCGAATAAGACCGTTGATGCCAATTTTTGACTTGTACTCAATGTCAGGATTAATCATAGCAGCAAAGGTACCCGACAGAAAATCAACGATTTCCATGACTACGATTAAACTAAGCAAAAAGAGGACAAGACCGTCCTCCGTTGCAATAAGTTCGCGTAGGAAATCAAACATTCCTGCAGGATGCGGTGGCATTTTAGATAACATCATAACCATTCTTTACGCCTCCGCTCCTGCTGTCGGGTCTGTCCAGTCTGGATTTCCGTTTTCATCAAATTTCATAATCCAATACTCTTCGTTGAGCATGTCAGCAATATTAATTGTCGCAGCGGTACCACCCCACTGATTAAATGCCCAAATCGTTTCCACGTCGACAAACTTGCGACGACCGTTTACGATTGCTGGACGTTTCTGCACGTCACGGTACATATAGAAGTCTTGTGTCGCTGACTTACAACGGATAAATTCACCATTCTCTTTCATGTAGTGAAGCGCAGTCGCAAGGTCAAATGGTTGTGTTGTTTCTTCCAAATTAAGCAATGTGTTATCTGTAGTTTGAGTCATGATTATTCTCCTTCGATGATTTCGTCCGCTGGTTTAGTAGCTTCGTCCAGTTGCTGAGTCAAATCTGCAATCTCTGCTTGCAGTTGCGTGATAATCTGCTGTGCTTCTGTCAGCTGTACAGCTAACAGATTCTTAGTTGTCATCTCCTCTGACAATTTTGCCACGAGGTCGTTATTAGTCAAGCGTAGAGCTTGCGTGATTTGGTCTTGGTTCATGTTGTCTCCTATCCAATATTATACGTATTATATTCGTTGATAACCGATCTGCGCATAGCCATATCATCAGGATTCCATCCGGTACCATTCCAATGTAGCCAACACCTCCACAGAGCACGGATTGAATTGATAACATCGACTAGTTCATAAGAGGTAGACAATTTTGTGGCTGTAATCGTTATACCGTTACCATTAAAACCATGGCCGAGATAAATTTTATCTCCATAAATTTCTGTTTGGTCCGTTGTATCATTAGAACGAAAAATCCGAATACCTGCAAATCGACCGGTGTTTTGAGATTTGACCCCCTCATTGTGCGAGGTGACACCTAATCCGACATATGTCCCTCCTGCCGTAGCGTTGTTAAAATGCAAGAAGCCTGTAACATCGCCAACCTTACGAATAAGGGCATTGCCTGAACTATTGAATTCAATGGTCGCACTGGAATTAAAGGCAAGTTTAGCATTATTGAGATCGAATTCTGCAGCACCATTTGTCGCTTTAAGTACACCTCCTACAATTTGACCGGCAGACATAGTTACTGCTTGAACACTCGTGATAAAGGCACTTTGAGCAAACAACTGCTTAAACAAAGCCTCGTTTGCTGTCATCTTGTTGACAAAAGCTTGGTCAAATACCATGTGACTGCCCGTGATGCTATTGGTAGCAATCCTAGCCGACGCTAGATAGCCTGTTGTGATTTTGCCTGCGTCCAAATTGCCGATCATCGCGTTCTTGATTACGCCGTTATCAATCAAAGTCTGACCCGTGATATGCGTCAGTCGACCATCGATTCTATTAGTACCATTAGCCAGTAAATTGATTTGGTTAAGAACTGTACCAGCACTAGTCAGATTTTTAATAGCGTACGAATTATTAAGCTGACTAACCTGTGTAGCTGTACCGCTAATCTTATCCTTGACCTCGGTCATGAACAAGCTGTCAGCCATGACCATACGAGCAACTCTGTCCTTGATGCCAGCTTCCGTTGAGCCAATGATACGCTCATAGAGCTGTGAGGTCTCCTGCACCCGCTGAAACGCAACTTGGCTAGCCTTACTGTCAACAGAGGTCTGCATCGTCGCAAAACGGCCATCAACCGTAGTACGATACTCAGCGATTTTGGTCTCTGTGTAGGCCTGTTGGTCTTCAGGGGCTGGTGACCAGTCGGTATGCAATGTGCCATATTCAACCTTAATCTTCGTTTTTAAGTCTGTTCCAATAGCTAAATTAGAGTACCCTATTCCGTACCTCAAAGTGATAAAAGCTACTCCTGATAGCTGGGACGGAGTTAGACTAAATTTATTAGTAAAATGTCCCGTGAATGTTTTTAGCGTATTAGAATTTGAATCAAAATAGGATACGTAATTTTTGGTAAACCTATCATTAGTTATTTGGACAAGGATTGAGCGACCAGGTATTACTGGGATTTTTATCCCATAAACCGGGCGATAGGGATTAGGGTGAGCGACAGCATGACCGACAAAGGCATCGACTCCAGTGGTTCTGAAGGAAATCTCACCAGTAGAAACATTTTGATTGAAGTTCGTAAGTTGCGTCGTTGTAATTTGAGAATTAGCTGACAAAGCATATATGTTACTTCCACCAACTTGCAAACTTTCAAACCGCTGTGTCACACCCCTAGCATCCTCCTCGTATTTAGCCTTAGCCACATAGCCGTCCGTGACTGCCGTACGCAGAGCAGTTACTTGCCTTGCTGTCTCGTCTCGACTAGCGGTAAAGTACTGACTAGCTCGTGTGCCTTCAGCGTTCTTATAGCTTTCCAAGCTCTCTAGTCGAGTATCGATTGCAGTTGCAGTTTGCTGAGCGTAGGCCTTAGCATCTACAGCTTTACCGTCTACTGTTTCAATCCGTCTAGATAGCTCCGCGCTGTTTTCAGACGCGTTGCGGATATACGTTCCAACCTCAGAGCGTAGCGTTTCAACTTTACCTTCGGTATCCTCAACAGCTGGACCTGTGTCCATTGGTTTGGTTCCCCGAGATAATTCAACTTTTCTAAAGGACACTGAGCCTATTTCGCTATAGCCTAAAATAATTCTCCGATGTCCAAAGTCAGAGTTTGGTTTAACTGTGCCAGTAACAGAGTATCTGACCCATTCAGATGTGGCAGATATTACATTTCTGCTGCCTCCTAAATGGGTTACAACCCCGTTGTAATTCGACAGTCCATTATCCCTAAGTTCCAACCAAAATTTCGGACTTCCTGAATTAGCTTTGACCTCGACAGATAATGTATAAGTTTCTCCGACTTCTAATTCTAAGAGAGCAGTCGAGTCCTTCTTTCCACCAAGTCTACCACCACTCTCCGAGTGAATTTGTAATTGGTGCCACGTATTAGTAGTAGTTGTGAGCGTATAGATACCGTTATCTGTACTTCTATCGGTATCTGAGGAATCACCTTGCGAATACTCCCACAAACCACGACTAAAATCGTAGTCCTCTGCATAGTTTCTAGCACCAACCCTCAGATTCTCGAACCGCTCCGTCACACCATCGATTCCACTCTGCAAGTCAGCAGTCTTACGATTGATATTGTCAATCTGACCTGTCTGCGTGTTGACAGTCTGCGTCAGAGCTTCGTATTGCGTCCTCGTTTGGCTCAGAGTGTCTTCTACGGTCTTTGTCCGACTGGTAACACTCGTGATGTCGCCAGTAGCCTTAGAAACTGTTTTAGAGAGTTCTGAGACGGTCATCTTAGTGCTATTAGCGGTGATTTCAACACTTGCTACTCGATTGGTCAATTCCGTCTGTGTTTGTGCCTGAGCAAGTATAGTTTGCGCCTGAGACATAACATTTGTCCGAATTGTACCAATAGACCGCTCTAATTCGAGCGCTTTGGTATTAGCTTGACCAATGGATTGATTAAATGCGTTTCGTACCCGCATTAAATCTGTTACAGTTTGTTCAGCTATTTCTTTAGCCGAAGTAGCCTTAGCTAATACATCTGCTATTTGACGGTCTTGGGCTTGCTGGGCAAGTTGATATTGACGGTCCGATTCGGCGAGCTGTCCATCTATCTGTTGCTTGATGTTATCTGCATGGGCTTCTGCTTCTGCTTTTGACTGCTCGATGCTGTCGTTGATTTCCTCGACTCGCTTTTCAAATTCAGTGTCGAAATGGCGGTTAGCATTATCAATTTCCTTCTGCAGTTTCTGTTCAAAGGATGCTGACAATCTACCGGATGCTTTGTCAACACTGCCAGCGACCATGCTTGCGACCGTCGAGCCAAATGTCTGCGATACCTTACCAAATCCTATGGATTTCAATCGCTTGGACATCGGTGCAAAATGGTAGCTTGTGATTTTCAAACGCAAGTCCACATCAAATCTCTCATGGAATACACTTACTGTGTCGAACATCTTAACAGATACATCAGACTTGCCTTTGACATCCAGATTGATAGAGTTTTCTACCAAATCACAAAGAGTTGAGCCAAAATACCTCTGCCCATAAGCTAAAAGACTTGCTTCATCGGTTACATCTTGGTCATTGACCTCAATATCTGCTTCGAAGATTTGACGATATTGCCCAATCAACGGACTGTCCACTGTCACAGCGATTACACGGTCTTCCTCACCCTCAGACTGTCCTTGGATTGTCTTTTTGAGGTGCAAACGTGTCTTTAAATTGTTAATGTTTTCAGATTCTTCGTAGCTACTGAGATTCTTTTTGTACATAAACAGCGACTCATTCTCAATACCGCCGTTTTTTAACAATTTAACTTGGTACTTGTCACGCACCAAGTCGCCACCCCACTGACCGACAATAGAGTGTTTTTCTTTTACCAAAGCATCCATTACAGATACATTGGACTCATTAAACGTATGACGGTCTAAAATGTCACTAAAAAACGTAAATGGACAGTTCCGCTTGATACTACCAGCTAAGGCAGTCATAGCCGTCTGCCCAGGTACCCTGTCAACCGAGATAGAGTTGATAGAGTAGTAATTCAATAGAGTTGCAACCTGCTTAGCATAGACCTGCACATAGCCGTTGGCTTTCTTTACTTCAAAAATGAAAAACTCTTGCTCGCCGTGCAGATCATCGGCCAGCAGAAAGACTTCCCTTTTGAGTAGTTTCCACTTCCCATCAGTCAATGGAAATTTAAAAGAAAGCTGGTAGGTACTATTGGCTTCCTGCACGATGTCATCATCATAAGCAAGATTGAGCGGGATGTTCCCGTCTTTAAGATAGATCAAACCTTGTACCTCCAATTCCCTTTGATAGTAATTTTTGTGACTGTTCCACTTGTTGAAATACCGCTTCTTCCGACAGGGATTTCAAAAAACGGACCACGCTTGCGAATGGTATTCTTCACAGCACCATTCTTGTCATAGATATTTTGTCGCTTATGCCGACAGTCGATGGTCGCACGAGTATTTAGTTCCAGTTCCATGACCTGCTGACCAATAGTCAAGGTCACCCGTCCCGAACCCTCTATGATGATGATGGGCTCAGAATAGACCGTACCTGGATTTTGAATAGAACCAGATGAAGCCAAAACGACATCGCCCGGATTTTTGATATAGCGAAACGGATGCATGGACACAGTAATTTCTACCTTCCAACGATGTGGACCAAGTGGCACGTAGCTACTAGATACCAAATCACAGTAGAAAAGGCTATCCCTCAGATAGCCGAATTCCACCGTATTATTTTCCGACTGAAAAACCTCAATCAGTCGCATAGCATCTGCCAAATGTCGTAGCGTGATGATAAATGTCCTGTTGTATCCATCATACGCACCCTCGCTGACATGTAATTGACCATTGGCACCGAAGACCTCGACTTGTTCTGACCGTTCAACCGAAGTTTGTGCTTTGCCAAAGTCAAGAACGTGGCAATCTGCCAAGGTCGAAGTATCTAAGCCGTTGACGATTATATAGTTCATTAGATACCCTCCCTTGCCATAATGGCACCTTGATGCATGTAGCTATTTTGTGCCATTTTCTCACCGTCCAAATAGACCGCCAACTCTTTATCAACCAAAGCAGACAAGAAGCGCTCGATATTGGTCAGACGAGATGCCAAACTATTTCCACCATCACTTCTAGCCAAATCGCCAGTAGAAGACAGCAAGTTTCGACGCACATCAACCGATGCACTTGAAGTCATATCATAGGCCAAAGATTGATTTTCAAAAGGCTTGGCAATCGCTCCAGCCATGCCAGATACCGTTCCCATGACATCCCTAAAACCAACTTTCAAGTTCGTATTTAAGCCTTGCATGATAGCAAGACCAGCAGGTTTCAAAAGTACTCGGTCATAAGAGATAGGCCCCTTGTTTTCAGCAATCCAATCAGCAATACCTCCGACAAAACTTGTTACTTCTCCCCACATGGAGCGTAATCCGTCAACGAAACCGCTTAAAATTGCAGCACCAGCATCAAATAGGTCGATGTCCTCAACACCGCCTAGCAACTTAGCACCAATATCGAGTGCTGCTTGACCAACATTCCCTAAAATGCTCAGAATTCCACTGATTAGAGTTGTTAAAATTTCCACACCAGCAGACAATATATCTGGTAATTTCGATAAAAGCATCGATAAAAACTCTCCCGCAAGCTCTAACGCTGTGGAAGTGAGTTGGGGTAATTCTTGAACTAATCCATTCACAATATTGACGACAAATTCAACACCCATCCGTAAAATATCTGGAAGATTTTGTGTCAAAAAATCTATAAACATTCCGACCAATTCAATCGCTGCACTACCGATTTCAGGCAAACGCTCAACAATGCCCTGCACCAAATTAACAAGAATTTCGGAACCTTTTTCCAACATTTGAGGCAACGAGCCTTGAATAACTTCCGTAAAAGACCTAAAAATTTCCTGCGCCGATAACAGCAAGTTTGGAATATTTAAGATAATTCCATCAATGAGATTTAAAAGCAAGTCAGAACCCGCTTGTAACATCGTAGGTAAAAAGTTCGCAAATGCAACAACAAGATCAAGAAAAATATAGCTAAATGTTATCAACAGGTCTGGAATAGCACTGATAATCCCTTGTCCGAGATTAGAAAGTAATTCTACGCCTGTTTGCATAAGTGTTGGAAACTCTTCGATAAACCACTGACGAACGTTCGCTGTCAGACCTGTAACCAACATTTCAAACTCTGGTAACCCTGTCTCAACTCCAATCACAAGACCAGACAACAGTGCCTTTCCTTGCTCCAAAATCAGAGGCATTGCCTCAGCGATAAACGTTCCAATTGCAGATGGCAGACCTTTGAAGATATTACCAACCATGGGAAAGAAATTTCCAAATAAGAAATTAGAAGTCGTCGTTGCCAAGGCTTGTAATTGTGGAGCTATATTCTCGCCCAAGGACAAGCCTGCCAGTGTATTTTCCCAACTCGCTTTCATAGCAGCTAAGGACCCTGAATAAGTATTCTGAGCTTCGGCAGCTGCAACTCCAGCTATCCCCATGCTTTCTTGCACAAGGTGGATAGCTTCGACAACATCCGCATAGTTGCTGATGTCAAATTTACGCCCCATCGCAGACGGCAAACCTTCAGCAGTCTTCAATAATCGTTCCATTTCTGACTTTGTGCCACCGAAGCCGAGCTTAAGATTATCCAGCATAGCATAGTTTCCGCGAGAAAGACTTTGATAAGTCTGTTGTATGACGCCAATATCCGTTCCCATTTTCGCAGCGTTGTCTGTCATGTCCATGATAGCTTTGTTAGCCATGTTAATCGCTTTGGTCGAATCACCACCAAGTGATTGTTTTAAGCTCGCACCCATGGATACAGCTTGCTCTGCGTATGTATTTGCAGAAACACCTGCCTTGTAAGCTTCTTGCGCAAACCTCTTAGCAGATTCTTGTGCACCATCATAGATAGTATCCAGACCACCGAAAGATTGTTGCAAATCAGCACCAGCACTCAAAGCAGAACCAATTATTTTCCCGATTCCTGCAGCCGCAAGTGCACCGCTTAAAGCAGAGACGAGCGAGGCTCCAAGGCTTGACCCAGCTGACCTACCAGCGCTATCAACTTCACCACCCAATAATTTTGATATTGAACCGCTAATGCCTTTTGCGGACGGGACTATCTGCACATAAGCAGAACCTAAATCAGTCGCCATGCTCCTCACCTCCAATCTCTATTTCTAGCGCACGCATAGCACGTTCAAACTCCTCACCAGAAGAAAAGACACGTTCCTCACGTTCCACTTTCGACCCTTCCAAGGCTTGAGTGACAGAGTTTGGACGATTCCGTCCAGCCTGCCCGTCCTTAGTTTTAGCCCAAAAGAGCAAACGAACCGTATCATAGATACCTGCAAGCAGCAGAGTATCCAAGTCTTCCTTCTGACCAGACAAGACCTTCTTAATCCGTGATTTTTCACTTAACCCGCAAGCAAAAACAGCTACCCGAGTTATAGGTAGCTGTCGATAATCATATATGCCATAGGTTTCAGCCAAATCACAGACAAGAGCATCCTCATCTACTGCGATCATTCTGGCGAGGATTGCGAGTTTTTTAAGTCTTTGACTTGTTCAAAGACATCCTTGATTTCAGCACCAAGAGCAGAAATAGGCACCAGCCCTTTTTCTGTACGGACATGCTCCTTGAGTTTCTTCGCTTCGTCACCGAGCAACAAATTGACAATCCGAATCATGGCACCACTGTCTCCAGATTCTTCAGCAGCGATTGCCTCGAAAAGCTCATAGTTTTCCAAACGGTCTTGGTCGATGCTAAGCACTAGACCTGTACTAGTTTTTACTTCAAACATTCAAACCTCCTTACGATGACGATGGCGAGCTTGTTCCTGTTGACTCGCTAGCTCCCTTAATGTACTCATAGTGTGTATTGCCCTTGTTATCTGGCAGAGCTTGGATAGTCGTTTCATACCCAGCCAAATCACTATCAGCGTAGGTAATCTCCCCGACTTCCAGCACCTTAGCATTCGGGATAACAATCCGCTTCTTCGCACCATTTTTCAGCAACATGTCAACCACCAATGGATGCACAGGCAATTCCTTAGAGTTGACCTCTACCGTGATGCCAGTTGCAAGTTCTCCTGTCACATTTTCAGGGCCGTAGACCTCTTTCAAGACATCCACGTTCAAGACTTCAATCAGCGTAAATGTAAATTTGTCTGATTTTCCTGTCTGTGGAGTGTCGACCACATCGCCGCCCCATGCTTTCAGTTCTTCCGATTCACGAGTGTCCTCGTTGGTCAACCCATCCTCTGAAATGTAGCCTAAGTTTTTAAAAGCCGTGTTTAGCTTAGTAGTCGCATTGGTCGGCAAGCTCGTTCCGATTGGAGCTGAGGAAATAGCTCCTGCAATGTCTGGCTTTGCTGACGACACAAGTTTTGCATCTGCCATTCAATTTTCTCCTTTTCAAAAATAAATAAAATCAACCACCGCTTGATAGCGATAGCGTTTAGTTTCCGTATCTGTAAAATTATAGTCCGAGTTCAATTCAACCCTGCTGATAAACGGCAATTCTACCATCTTCTCAACAGCTTGTTTGACCTCTTCATTCAAAATGGCAGCTTCTTCCAAAGACTGCCCATAAGATTGTATCGCCAAAGTCGCTTGATTCAGATGGTTCTTTTTGCCACCGCTCGTTTTCTCAAAAATCACAAAACGCTCAGGCATTTCCTTCTGATGTTCCGTATAGACAGGCACAGAAAGATGCTCGGTTAAAAAGTTCAACGTGATGACTTCAATCATGACTTCACCGCCTTCAGCAAGGTATTGTGCTTCTTGTTATCCCGTTTAGCTTGATAGCTATCAGCATAGACCATAGCGTTGGCACGAGTCTTACCGACATAGATATCCGATTCATACCCATCGCCTGCACGGTCTCGGATAGCATTTGCCTTGTCAGTCAAAACTGCCTGCATCTCAGGCGATTTCAACAAGTCACGGACACCAGCACGGGTCAACTTGAATTTCATTCTAGCCATACCGTTCCACCATCACTTTCTTGTTCCACTCGAGCGGGATCAGATGTTCAAGACCTTCCAGCGGTTCACCAACTGTTCTCCATCGTTGGCCAAAAAATCGAACTTCCTTGTTCGTCCAGTTGTACATATCCCCTTTAGGAATAGCGAGAGTATAGTCAACTTTTTTTCCGGTCAGATTGATTTGGTTGGTAATATCCTCAGTTGATGCAGGAGCAATCAAGACATTCTCAACCACAATCTCCACGTCTGCAGTCTTGGGATGACCAAACGAATCCTTGCCAATGATCTGTTTGTCAATCAAGACAATTGGTATACCTTTAATCCGTCCCATAAATATCCCTCGCTCCAAAACGTTGTTTCTTAAGCCCCAATCGCTTCAGCTCGCTATCTTTGATAAAGAGCCCTCCACCAGGGACCAAAAAAGAACCTGACACCGAATAACCAAGAGCTGACTCGTTAAATTGAGTCATAGGCTCTTGGTCTGTTGATGTCATGAGAGTGCGAGCGACCACATCTACCGTGACGGATTTGACAACAGAAGCAAAGACCAAGCTGTCACTGGTCATGCTATCCAAATCCTTGCCAACTTTCTGGGCCTCATGTCGCAGAGAGTCTGACACAATCTCAAGCAAGGCTTCTGCCCGCTCCATTTCGTCAAACTTCAACGGTCTCCACAAGGTCTCCAAGTCAGACGTAGTTGCAAAAGGAGTCATAGGCTACTCCTCTTCATTCAGATTCTGGCTTTCTTGGTAAAGTTGCAACAACTCATCTTTATTCGCTTTCGGATTAAATTCAATCCCCAATTCGGTCAACATCGACTTCAATTCAGGCACTGTCGGAGTTTTCAGAACATCCTTTTCTTTAACTAGCTCCCAGTTGCCTTTTAGTTCGCTATCTGTGACAACGATTGCTCCAGTTTCTTTATGTTTATAAATAGCCATAGGGCACCTCCTAAGCTTGTTCGACACGAGCAAAGGCAGTCTCATCCAAGATACCCCAACCGATAAATGCCTCTGTACGTAGCAAAATCTCATTGTAAGCTTTCAAATCACGACCTGAGCCATCTGGATCACCATATTCAATAATTTCCATTGGGATGTTTTCAGCATACCCCCACTTGAATTTATTCTTAAAGTCTCCAACAATGGCATGGTCAGTCTTGGCAGTACCGCCAGTCACAGTTAGCGTCTTGTTGATGTCGAGTTCCATGTTGAAGAAATTGTTTGGTCGTTGACCAAAGCGGAATTCTGGGTACATAATACCATCAAATTTATCCTTGATTTTAGACATAGCCTGACCTGCAACTGGGGACATTGCAATACCAGTCGCTTCATTTCCGTTAATGACAATAGTTTGAACAGCTGCATCAATGTTATCATCGATTTTATCTGCACTATAGGTAATAACATTCCCTGTAACTACACCATCAAACGAATTAGTCGCTTTAAACGATGCATCTGTTAAAGATTTTGGTTCAAGACCATGTAAAGCAGCGATGTCAAAAGCCTCTGCCATCTTTTTGGCAAATCCATCGGCATAGTGTTTCAAAAAATCCAACTGCTTCTCTTCTGATGCATATTTAAATTCATCAGTCAAACGGGCTTGATAGACAAACTTAAGTGGTTTGATTACTTTTGATGTGACCGTAGCTGAACCAGCTCCTTTTTGCTCCCCTTCACCAACAATCTGTGCATTACCATCCAGATTAAAGATAAATTGCTCAGTACCATTGAATGGTATTGGAGTTTGAGTCGATAGTTTAGCAAGAGTGGAATGACCTTGAACCTTCGACATAATTTCTTTTACTAATTCTGGTTTAAAAAGTGTTCCAGCTTTCATAGATGTTGACATAAATTATTCTCCTTTATTTAAATCTTTTATAACGTGACGCCATGCAGCATCCTCGCCTTTTAATTCTGGCTCAATGCTTTTGAGTGGTGGAATTGGATCTTGTGGTTTCATAAGGCTTGCAAAGCGTTCCGCATCTGCCGTAAGGCTTGCTTCATCTTCGCCTTGTAAACGATCAGCAAATTCAATAGGCAAGCCATATTTGAGAGCAATAGCCGTCTTCGTTTTCGCAGTTTCATAGCCTGCAATAGTTGACTTATACCCTTCAATTTGGCTTTCGAAATCAGCTGCAGTCTGATTTGATTGTGCGACCGTTTCTTTGAGCCCAGCGTTCTCCGCTTCCAATGTTGAAACACGAGATTTCAGTTCGTCGTAGTCAGCATATTGCTCTTTCAGTCGATTCAAACGAGCCTTGATAATGGTATCTAGCTCTTCCTGTGTTTCGATTGCTTTAAATTCAGACATATCAATGTCTCCTTTCTCCTGCTTTCCCGGCAGTTCGGTAATATTTTTTGCATTAAAAAAGACAGGTCACCCCTGTCCACTTAATACCTAATTTGTTGCTTTTTCTTAGGCTTGGTTGTAGCACAAGCCCAATGTGCCAGCAAAGCACTGTCCATTAAACTAATATCCATATCGTCAAAGTGTGAGCGATAGCCAAAACCACCGTTTGAGCCGATATTCCGCTTGTCGCAGTTAGTTACGACCTTCGACAGTGACGGTTGCCCATTGTGACAAATCGTGTGCTGGTAGATGCCCTGTTCCCACATTGAGTTAGCGATGATGATTTCCTTGACGGTTGGCAAGATGACATTGCGGATTTTAGAGTCTTTCAACTCCTCTTCTAACATCTTCTGGCCACTAGCTCCGTCAATGACGATTTGAGCCACATCTGCCTGTTTCAAAAAGGCAACCAGCCAGGCACTACCATTCCGCACAGATTGACAATCAATGGTTTCCACAAAGAATTGACCGTCTTCTGTCCGAACAGCAATAGACAAAGCAACGTTGGTACCGTCTTGCCCGAACTTGATGCCAGCAAATAGCTTGCCAGTCAGCTTCGGCATATCGTCAATCTTGAGTGCGTTCCACTCGGTCTCAGATATAGCTGATTTCTGATTGTAAGTCGGCCAAAAACCCAAACGCTGCACATTATGGTCTAACTTATCCTCGCCAAGCTCAGCCTCAATCTTACGTTCGTTCAAATGATAGCCCATGGACGGATTAGAGTTATACCATGCTGCTACATCGTCAATTTCTTTCTCCTGATCCACAGACCATTCAGCCCATCCCGAATACTTCCCCTTGCCAAACAGACAAGTTTCACGATACTTAGTAAAGACCGTACCGCTTGAAACTGGAGTCGGTGGTGTTCCACACATGACCGTCATCGGATTGTCCGAATCCGTCACAGTATACTTAAGAGCCGATTCCTGCTCCGTGGTGTATTCCTGGGCTTCGTCAATGATAAGCAGGTCAAATCCCTCACCAAGACCGCCAGTACCTGTTCGAGTACGGAACTGGACCACACCGCCTGTCTCATAGAGCTCGATTCTTTCCTGCCCCTTAGCTCGAATGGAGTTAAAGTCCTCTCCGTCCACATAGCCCATTTTCTCCAGATATCGCTTGACCTTTTCGAAGGACGAGTGCGATGTTGAAATGCGGTGGGCTGTGTGCAGGATATTGAGACCGTTGTGCAAGCCCCAAATCTCTAGCATATAGAGAATTTCAGACTTACCATTCCGACGCGGGATAGAGTAACCAAACTTTTGATGTACCCACAGACCATTCTTGTCAACAGCCATGATAGGATTGAGCAAATTGACCTGCCAAGCATAGCAAGACAGACCTGTTCGCTCATAGAGTTCTATCGCTTCTTTGGCTTTGGAATTTCGTTTAACGTATTTGAGTATTACCGATTGAGTAGGATTTTGATTGCCAAGCTTTTTCCTTGCCATATATCCGTCCTTTCAATCGTATCGCATGATAACCCTATCGCTGGGAGAAATTAGATCACCGACCCTTTCTCTTGTACCAAGGTTTCTGCAGTTGCTTAACCTGCTCCTGCAATTCAGTAATCAAAAGCCCCTGTTGCTCGAACAGCTGATTGATTGACTGGACATTCTTCGAACCATCTTCCTCGAAACGCTCCATCCGCTGAACAACTTCTTCCACAATACCAGCCAAACCGTCAAGACTTGCTGAAGTAGCCAAGGCAAGAGTAGCAACTGCCGCCAACCGCACCTCCTGGTCACGCTTTTTCTTAATACGCTTATTCATAGCGTTCTCCTTTCTATTTTTTTGCAACAAAAAAGCACTCGATTACTCGAATGCTTATCCCCACCCAAACGACAACTCTTTACGATAGTTCCCGTCTTGGTCTTTAAAATTTTGTAAAAACTTCCCTAAATACTTCGTGTTGGCATCGTCAAATGTATTAACACGAATCACTTTAGTTTCAGGGTTAAAAACAAGCGTTTGCTTATGCTCCTCCTTGTTTTCAGGGTAAATCTCATAGTGATAAAAACCATCGTCACCAATATCTATCAAAACAAATCTTAAATACATAAACTTACCCTTTCTTTTTAAATTCATTGACAGCTTCGGAGTAATTAAATAATTCATCTACTTTTTTGTGAGCTGTATCATAATCCAACTTGCTAGTCACATACATATAATCATGTTCTAAGCGTTCATGCTTTAGCAAAATTAAATCATGCGGTTGAATGTTTTTCCCAGAAATTAATCTCTCCCATGATTGAGCCATGTCAATGTCTGGTGCAAACAACCCCTTTCCATAATTCAACTCATGAACATTATTAAACACATGATCGAACGCTTTATCAACATCATCTTTTGAAAAGCCATTCATTTCTTTGAACTTCCCAATGTTCGAATAGATTTTACGTTTTTCCAAATCTTGATTGCTGTTTTTTATCCTGTCGTAGGTTAAATAAGCATGTTTTTCGGCTTTAATAAAATCCTTTGGCAAAAGCTCGTCGTTTGAATCATCACGAACATAATTCTTTGCGCCAGCTTGAACAAGTAGTCCGATGCCTTTCCTTTCCTCTATTTTAGCATTTTTTAAAGGATCAGACCAACGTTTAGAGTGTGCATTCTGTTTTTTGCCGTTTCCTGGGTGATAATCAACAGTACACCTGCACCGATTATGCCTCCTCCAAACATCCTTTGGAACATCTGGATAGTTATAAACCCCAACAACAGCCCTACACCATTTACAACAATTACCACTTTCTTTTCTGACAACTTTAGGTGTCAACCCTGCCTTGGCATGAAAATCCGCATTCGCTTTGATAATATCATCCACAATCGACTGCGTAAAGTTCACAATCGGCTCCTGCAACAACCAAGCCACCTTATCGAACTCATCCTCAGACGACAAACGATTGACAAGACCATCAATCCTGTCCTGATTGACATCAGGTACCTGCACCTGTAGACCAATCTTGGCAGACCTATTCAAATCCTCCTGAACTTGACCAGCATAACCACTCACAAGCTCGAAATTCCGCCCTAGCGTGTCCATCAGTAGCCTTTGGGCTATATTGTAATACATTTTACCGTCTGGCAACCTATCGCCCGTCACAGACGAACTGAGAGCCTCTGACAGAATGTCCCCAACCTCCAGAGCAAAATCATTTGCTGTGGCATAGGTTGCTTTTTTCTTTTTCAGTTCAGCAAAAGCATTTCTGACCACTTCACTCTTCCCATAAGAAACTTCAAACTTGTCCTGAACTTCTTTTAGCAAGTCTGGTAAAATATCACGTTCCATGCATTCTTACTCCTCAGTATTATATTTCCGAAGATTAGCAACTCTGTTCTTAAATTTTTCAAAAAGTAATCTACTGTTTTCTTCCCTCTCTCCTTCAATAGTCATTTGGTTTCCGACTCCTGATAAAACGTTTTCGACTACCGGTGGTAGTGGATTACCTGCTATACCGGTTAAATCACGAATAGTCTCTGCGGTGATATACCCCGGCAAAGCCTGGTTAATTTTGATAACACCATCACCTAACATGGTCAATGTCGTTGCATCAGCCTCAAACAACGGCTCCCATTTAGGAACAGTCTTGACGAACTGTTCTCTCAAAAACGGATACTCATCACGCAAGCAAGCAGCAACATAAGCGACATTCAGCAAGCCACTACCTAAACTTCGTTGAGCTTTTCGACCTGCTAATCGCAAATTTTCATGACTAGCTTTGATAGCTTCCACCGATGATGGATTGTCCGACACAAAACCAAGGTCATCTAATGTCAATCCCATTTCCCCAGCGAAACCGGCCGCCGCAGTCCGTAACTGCTCGGTAAACGGACTCATGCTAGCTGTTGTAAATTGTCCAATGCTCGGCACGTCACCATCGTCATCCTTAGTGAATTCCAAGAGACTAGTCACAGTCGCTTTCCACTTGTCCATAGGTTCCGCATCTTGACTCGTACCCAAAACATATTTCTGCGGGAACGAATAGAACTCAGCCGTCACATCGGCACGTTCCAGCGTTCGCTTGGCATACGACTGATAGTACATACCTGCACGAGTGATTCGACTACGACCAAACGGACGAACCGCATCTGGCCTATGAATGACTGGCACCAGTAACGGACGACCTGTTGGATTGGCAATCGGAGTGAACGTTCCACCCGAAATGTAAATTGTTTGCTCTGCTGTAAAATAAGCCTCTAACTTCGGACTACCATTATCATCTCGTTGCAAGACCGCATAGCCTTCGGTCAATAGCCCTGTAATTGGATCAAGTATACCTGTCGCGTTACTGGACTCAATGACTTGCAGTCGCACTTTGTCCTCTACCTTGGTCAAATAGACAAAGCTACACGATCCAATCAAGGACGACAAGACCACCGAGTCGAAGAACACATCTGGATTGTTTTGCTGAAAAATATCATTGACCTGGAATTGATCGTTGTCAAACTCGCGAAAGACCAATCTGTCCGCTAAGCTATCCACACCTTTCGCGCACCAGCCCAAGACAGACCGATACTGCTGACGAATGTTTGGCGGAATCGTAATTCCGAAAGAGCTATCTGTGTGCTGCATAGCATACTGCTTATACCTCATTTCCACTCGTGGCTTGACCTCGTTTAGCTTTCGTCTGAGGTATCCGATACCTTTATATTCCAATCTGGTCTCCTTTCAATTTTGGCGCGAGAAAAAATGTATAGTGACGGCGTGAAGTGCCGACGAGAATAGAGGGAGGGTGGTACCCCCCCTACGTTTTCAACCTCGATAATTTGCCCAATTTATGCTTTGTGGCAAATTGCGATTTCCAATCACTTTAGGATTGCTTGATACATCGTTGAATAGTTTGTCAGATTTTTGTCTATTACATTGCCTGTGCGTTAATTGCATGTTAGATATATCTGATGGATGTCCACCTTTTGCAATTGGTATGATATGGTCTATTGCTGCACTCATAGGATGAGGAGCTTTGATAGACTTATCAACTGGATGTCCACATATCGCACAAATCGTTGCAGTTTTTAATATTCTTTTTTTATTTTTATCTGCCTCAGTCCTGTGCGGACCAAGCTTATCCGCTCGTATGCTAACCATATCATCCTTTCGTTTTAAAAAAGCCACACGATTGTGTGACTAATGCATATTAGGTCTTGGTCCGATATGCGATTGACCAGACCTCCGAGTCAAGGTCCCCGTAGGATTCACTTACTCTTAAACGGGAACAACAGGATTCGAACCTGCATATTAAGCAACCATGCTTCAAAAGGAATCAAACCTTATTCGCAAGACTTCCCCTCTTGCGACTCTACCAATTGAGCTATGTTCCCAATTTAGATACCGAGTTCGATTTTCTAAGGAGACTGGCAGTCAATTGACAATGACTGAAATGTTAACGTTTATCTCTTCTCGGTATCTTGACAATACTATTTTAACATCTCGAAAAACGAATAATCTATACAAAAACTTTTGATTTCTTGGTCAAAACTCTAATTTTGAACTAACAAACTTCCGCTTCTATATTGTTCCGCAAACGATAACAGTGCATCGTTGAGTTCGATATAGAAACTAGCTTCTGATAAGTACAAGTCGTTGTAGATTTCAAAATCATACCGCTTGCCTGCGTAAAGATACTTCTCATAAAGAATGCGTCTGTGCGTCGGATTGAGTAGATTGTTGATCGCATACTCGATAGCTTCAAGTTCTGCTTCCGCATCTACTCGATTGATTGCCAAGCGTTCCACGGGCCTGCTAGGATTGCCATTAGCTTGTCTCGGTTCGAAAGTGTACACTGCAGTAACTTTCTGTCCATCTACATCGTTCGCTACTCTACGCCAGCGAGGGTACTCTTTCAGTTTTCGTTTTGCATTAGCTTTCGTTTTTTCGAAATCAACTTCTGGAAAAAAAGTCATCTGCTCATACCTTTCTGTGATATAATAGTTTTAGAGTTTTATTCACATAGTCAGTACAAGTGTGCTGGCTTTTTTTATTTCCCCCACGGCTGTCGCTGATGGCTATAATACGGGTACACTAGCCGAATTTTCCCTCTCGGAGCTAGCACCTTAGGCTCGTAAGGCTTGACTTGCTCGTACAGCTCGTCTATTTTATCCAACATGCGTTGTCGCGGTGGTCGTCCGTCTAGCCATTTGTAGACAGATAGAGTCGTCACGTCCATCTCGGTCGCAAATTGGCCCCTCGTCCATCCTGTCTTTTGTAGGATGTATTTGATTTTATCTGCTGTGGTCATTCCAAATCCTCCAACGCTACCCATCTAAATTGTGGGTACTTTTTAGCTTCTTCTTGGGTGCAACGACATGCATAGGCTCTAACGAATAATTCTGAATCCGTATCAAGAATCCTATGTTTCCCATTCGTTCTGACAAGAATAGAATACTTTGTCATCCTCGGCTCTGGCACATCGACCAGTAGCACACCTAGTTTTTCAGTCATCTAATACCTCCATAGCCAGAGCAATAACTTGCCCTGTTTCCTCGTTAAAATACATGAGCGTTGTACCATTTTTTAAATTTTTGATATCATTTTTAGTCAGCTTGACCGTATGCACATCGTACTCATTATCTTCAAAACGTATTTTAGCTACTTCTCGATTTGTCATTATTTGAACTCCTTAAATTGAAAATCAATGACTCTAATATGAACAGGATTTATCACAGTATTCCCAATGATAGCCGCATGTCCGTTGTTCAATTGGGAAATCACCTTTTCTCGGATTTTTATTGCTTCATCATCGGATTTAACTGTATATACAGTTTTTGAATAATCTGTACAAACTGTTATTTTACACATAACCTACCCCTCCACCAATTCCGGATTTTCGTAGATGTTGCCAGATAGAAAAACCGTACAATTTTCCAAACAGTCAAACAAACTATCCCAAACTTCTTTTCCTGTTTTGACATCCAACAGCTTCCAACAACCATCTCTGTACACAATTCTAGCTTTTCCCGTATCTTCAAATTCATCAAAATAAGTCCAAAAAATTACATCATCTTCAAATAACTCATCTTCAGAAAATGTACTAAACAGCCCTGTGGATTGCATGAGAACGACATCATCAAGCGGGACCGTCATATGAGTCGTTCCCCGCAGATGCTTGATTTTGACTTTCTGACGTTCGTAGCTTATTGCTAAGACCTCGCTCGTTCTTTGCATGGCCTTATGCCATGCTCTAAACTTCGGTACTACCATTCTTCGCCTCTTTCTACACGTTCGACCAAACAATCGCCACAGTGACCTGTCTGAAAGATACTGCCATAGTCCAATGTGCCCTCTTTATACTTGCACCCGCATTCTTCACAGGTCTCAATTTTCGGTATCATTTTCTGCCTCCTCGTTTAAATACTGGATTTTTCTTTTCAAGCTCTTTCTGCTTATGATAGTCATTTTCTCTCCACATCACTCCATCTGGACCTCTTCGGACCGACAGCATGTAGGAACTTAAATTTTCCATCACTCCACCTCTTTCGCCCACTGCCACAGCCTTTCATCCTGTTGTTTGATTTCTTGCTCTGTTAGTCTAGTAGTATAAATAGCCTTGTCAAAAACATCAGAAACATTTCCGAAAGGCAACATCTTATATTGAACATTACTCCCTCTTGTAATTTTCGTCAGAATCGCCTCTGCTATCTCCACCGTATACAACTTCTCCTGCTCGACCTCATAGCCATAAAGATAAGCTAAGTGTAGTTTTTTTGCATTGCAATCATAATTTTCATAAACCCAATTCTGAACAGATTCGTCAACAACATCATAATTGAGACCAAACAGACCATGTTCATCTAATGTATCTATCCACTCCGCCACAAACTTCGGCACCACAACCTTCTGCGGTTCGTGTTGTTTCAGGAACCGATACACTTGTTTAACCATCATTCTAAAAGGATGTGTGGCGCTATGCACTGTGACACCAACTCCGTCAGCGAATGTTTCATTGATTGTTACAGGTATAAACTCCGTACACCCGTTCACTTCGTAAAAATCATTCTGTTTCATCTGTTTCCCTCTCTACAAAAATAGTGTGACAATCCAAAGTAGAACGAATGTAATAATAGGGGTTCCGATTACTTTTGCCAACAATTCGGCAAAATCATAATCAGCTTCCTTTCGTCCACCGCTAACAATAATATAGCTGACCAGTATATCAAGACCTATCGCTTGTGCTAGTGTTATACTTGGGACTCCGTCTAAAGTTGTTAAGATGTTATTCCATCCATATTGTATTACCAATCCCGATAAGATAAAGCTTAATGGGAATACAAACAATACTGCCAGTAATTGTTCTCTTGTGCTCATTTTATTATTCATCTGTTTCCTCCTTGAAAAAGGTATCAAAGTCCAACCAATCATCTTTAATAAGATTTCCAATCTTCGTTACTCTACATCCAAAACCGTTACTCTCAATACGGATATACTTCCCTTGCAGTTCTTCCCAGCTATTTGCACCGACAACCTCCAAGATACGGTCTATCAGCTCAAAGCTCTTGTAAAAAGCTACTCGTTTTTTCTTGTGTTCGTCGTATTTATCTAGGCAGTATCCTCCAATAGATACTCCAGATCCATATCCCTCAACAGTCAGATAACAAGTTAAAATTCCATGGTCTTCTCTGCCCAAGAAAGTTTTGGTTATCTTTACGTTTTCAATTGTTTTATTCATCTGTTCCCTCCAACTCCTCAATCAACCAATCTAGATTCTGACGAGCCTTCTTCAAGTCCTCAACACCGTTCTTCTGCTGAAATCGCAACAGATACTTGATGACATTGCCCCAATAGTAGGCGCGCTCGCCTGCTAAATCCCAGATAAAATTCTTGACCACTTCCAAGGCTTCCATACCATACTTCCCTTGGTAATGTTTTGGTTTGGTTACGTTGTTAAATTGTTCTTCTTGTCCCTCACATTCAGGACAAGTGCAAGCGTAAATCATTTGTGTCATAAAATTTCCTCCACTTTAATCTCAATTCTCGGTCTAGGACTGTACACCTTTCTTGTTGTATGCTCGACAATGATGTTATCATCCGTCCAAACACACCCAGCATTGCTGATGCTGTCATAAACCGCTTTTTCCAGATTATCTAGATCTGGTTTTTTATCTACGTAAATTCGCTCATTGATAAAGTCATCATACTGTCGCACTTTCTTGGCCTTGGACCGAGGCTTAGGCGGTTCTGACATGGACTTCGGAGCAGGCATGTAGAATGTCATGTCTACCTTTATTGGCCCGTCGAAATATGGCCCGTCATACCGTTGTCTAACAAGTTCAGTACATTTCTTCCTCCAAGCAACCATCTTACCGTCTTCGTAAACCGTCGCATGTCTGCCTTGTACACTAGCTCTCGGTCTGCTTTGAGGTTTGGGTTCAATTGGTATAATCAACCTCATACCAGAACTCCATAAAATCCTAATTCCTCAAACAAATTCTTTTTATTTCCCTCGATAAACTCAAACAAGGTCTGAATTTCTTTTATGTCTTTTCCTAGTTCTTTCGCAATATTGGAATCATCAAGGAAGAGCTTATCTGGATATTCAGCTTCTAAAACCAGTCTATATTCTGGTTCAAACATATCTCCATTTTCATCCAGAGATATTTGGTTATCTTGCACAACAAACTCTGCTTTGATGTTCCATAGGCTACCGCCAATCACTTCCATACTCTGCTTCACTTCATTTGTCACAAGTGTGAAAGGTGTTTTTAAAATTGCTGTTTTTTTCATTTTTTCTTTCCAAAATCCAGCGACTGCCATTGTGTGAGTTTGGCTAAATACGGGCAGTCGCTGTCGTCCAACTGTCAACTGATTGTTTCCAATTGACACGCTTTCTAGTTCGCTTTTTTCGTGGTTCACGGCACGTTAGTTTCATATTTCCAACAATTCACTAATCGACACTATGCGATTCAGTTTCTTTTTGCTACGGCAATAATCACATTTTCCGCACTTAATCGGCCCAACTTTCCCAGTTGCCACATCCCATACATGGCTAGCACGCTCAGAAACGAATTCTAAGCCCTCTGAGAGCATTTCTTCGTCAAGGCTTAATATTTCCTTGTCTGGCTCGTTTTCCTTGCTCACAGCGACGATTAGAGGCCTATACGAACGTCCTGTCATTTGCTTCAGCAATTCTCGGTAAACAGACAATTGAGCATGGTAGTTGTAGTTAATAATATTTGCCAATGCACCGGGAACTTTTTGTTTCAAGTCTTGACTCCACTCTTTATCATAAATTGTTTTCATAGTCTTCAAATCAACCATGTATCCTCTTGTGTGGTTGATAGAGTCAATCTTGCCTTTAAATGGCGTGCCTGCAATAGTTCCTGTCACAATCATCTCTTTCTCTACCTGGTCTCCTTTTCGACCGTGGTATAGATTATTGAACAGCTCATCAGTTTCCAAGGTTGCGATAACCTTATCTGCCAATTTGTAATCAGCCAGCATGCCGTATGGTTTACGACTGGAAAACAAATCTGACTTATGCTCTTCTAAAAATTTCTGATGAGCTTCTGCACTTTCAAAATAGCTATGGACATAATTACCAAAAATCAACGGCTTCTGGTCTCTGTCCTCTACCCACTTCCCAGTATCCAGAGCCAATGCTTTTGCCTCGCATTCTAGATACTTCTTAAAGCGGGATACCGACATGTAGTCCTTATCCTTGTAATAATTATCTTGCGTTAGGGTCTTCATATTTCAAATCCAACTCCCCGTTGTCTTTTAGCTCGCTTACCTCTTCTAAGATTTCGCCTGTTTCAGTATCTACATTCATCAAGTCTTCAAGCAACTGTTGGTCTGCATTGACTGGTTCAGCAGTCTTGATGTCTCGTGTCGCATTGTCGTTCTCACTTTCGTCATTCTGCATTCCTGTTTGCATCTCTACTGACAACGGTCCATAGATACTTAGAATATGTTTCAATACCGTCTTGCGTGCCATTGCATCAAAATCTGTTTTCCAAGGTCCGTTGCCGAAAGTTTTAGAAAACTTCTTGCCGTGCGCTTCAACTTCAGCTTTTGTCCAATAAGTCAACTTTCTAAAACCATTTAGTAAACTGAAGCTCGCAAAATACCCGATAACCTCATCTTGTGGTTGAGTAAAATCAAGGGTCAGTTCTTCAAACAATGGGTCATAAGATACAAACTGACTCTTGTAAACCGGTCCTGCATTGATGCTCTTATATTTACCGCTTCGTTGCGCCAGTTCAATCAAACCTTTATACCCCAACTGGAATTGTACCTGCCCTTTATACGGAACTAGGTAAGCACGACCTAGGCTTGGTTCAATCGGCAAATTCAAGACTGCTGCCTTCATGGCTGATGTCATGATCGATTCGTTTGATGCAGATTTTAGCGATGCATTGCCTTGGATAACAGACAAGATACTTGTTGCAAACTGTACCCCTGCGCCTTTCCAAACATCATCAAATGATTTTTGCACATTTGGTGCATTGAAGAAATTTTTGTGTGTTACTACTTGATTTGTTGTCATTTCTTTCTCCTTACTTTTCTTAATAACCTGTTTGGTTTCGCCATTCTTCTTGTAGTTCTTTAATCATTTGAAGATGACTCATCTTCATGATTCGTCTTTTGTCTTGATGGCTACCATCCCAAACATTAGCAAGCATGTCGTCTTGTAGTTGCTGTTTGAGCTTTTTTAAACATAATCGCTTCTTCAATGTTTTCTCCTTTTCACTATTCATAGCCCATCGCTACATTGTCTTTCCATTCGTCATAGGCTCTGTCCTCGTCTTCGTCTATTTTCCAGATGTCAACTGGTGGTTCTGGTGGTGTGCTTAACCATGTATCATAATCAAACATCAAAACTCCACCTTTCCGCCAATTTCAGACCAACCAGCCCACTCATCTAACTTCTTCTGGATGATATGGTGCTTCTGTTGTAACAACAGCCCCCTGACCTCATCACCTATCTGGCCATACTTTTCTTCGTGGTCAGCAATCATTTTTAATTTCTCTTGCATCATCCCTCCTAAAACGGTAATTCTCGTCTGCTTTGCGCATTATCTGGATACTTAAAGATATTGTTCATCGCACCTTTCATAATTCGGCTAACAAGTGAGCGGTCATACACCTTCTGCATCTGTTCCCCTGTCAGGTTGGTGTTGATGATGGTTGTATCACGTTCATCCAAAATCTGATAGAGGATATTCTGCTTCCAGTCATTCGCTTCCTTGGTCTGTCTGCCAAATGTCGATTCCTTGCCTAGGTCATCCAGAAAGAGATAGTCAGCTTTTGTAAGCATGTCAATCATCTGCTGGGCACTAGTCCCGTCTTTGTAGCCAAACCCCTCTTGGATTCGTTGAAACATTTTTGGCACGGAGATGAACAACACGCTCTTCGGTTCAGAGATTGACCGCCAATCTATATTTAGCTTCCTAGCGATACTGATAGACAGATGGCTCTTGCCGATACCGGGCTTACCTTGGATAATAGCGTTCCCTTTGCCTTGGTGCTTAAAGTAAAATTCATTCAACCTCAGAGCAAACTGTTTCGCTTCTTCCTCGATTCGATTTGTAATTGTGTAGGTCTTGTAAGATGCGTCTTTCAACTCTTTTGGTATCATGCTCTTCTTAGCGAATATGTCGTACGAACTAGCCCACGTTTCAGCTTCCAAGGCTTGGCCCACCTCTCTAATCTGTTGTTCGTTCATCTTTTCCCTGGTGCATTCAGGGCAACAAGTGAGATACCGTGGCACTGTTTCATTCTTGACCATGACCTTGTTCTTTGTTCGCCATAGATAGACCTGATGTTTCAAACACATCTCGTCTATCACATCATGGACTTCTTCTATTTTCATTCAAAATCCTTTCAGTTTTTGGTATAATTCAGTCAATCCACAAAGGAAGGAGGGGATTGAATGAAAGTGATTCCTAAATTACTCGAGATGTACAAAACAGTCGAAGTTGAAATGAAAACTGGTTCTGGATACTTGGTTAAAAGTCAGACCGAAATTCCTGATTTCTACATCGCGAGCGAACTTTCGGAGTACCACAATCAATACGTAAACGAGTCAACTGTTTATATCAATCAAGATGATATTTCATCTGCTCGTGGTGTCGTCGATACTTTGTTCGTTGATAGCGACGTCTAAGTTATCGATTAATCTCTTTGAAGTGGTGTAAACACCCCAACCATAGTCCGTTAAAGCTTTATCAATATTCTTTCCAAATAATGATTCAACAGCTGAAACGGATTTTTTTAGTGTCTTAATAATTTCTTGTTCTTTCATTTGCACCTCTTTCTAGTAGGGTGGTGGGTAGTTTGGATCTGGCACCCAATCGTTTGATTTTTGTTTATTTGCTTTACTATCGACAAACTGTCTCTGCTCCTCGTCCTGTCGGGCGACGGTTCTGATGTCGTTTTTTGCCCAATTAGTTAAGATAGAGTTGATATAATTGAAATATCGCTTAGAACCATCAGCAGCTTTATCGATAGCCCTCTTGACCAATTCGGGCTCAAAATGTTCAATTTCAAGATACTCTTTCAACTTTTCATATTGAAAACCATCTAAAGAATCAATCCTTTGTTGATAGTAGTCATAAATATTTGCGTCAGTAGCAGTTTTTACTGTATCTACTTCTAACTCTATATTTATATCTATCTCTTTCTCTATCTCTATATCTCCGTTGCGTTCTGTTGCATCGGTGTTGCATTGCAACGCTTTTTGCATCTCTCGATGCTTGCGAGACCTACGGGTGCTTGCGGTTTCGCTACCTATCAACTCTGGAACTTGCTCAAGTTGAAACTCGAATTTGTCCTTTGTGGTTAGCAATTTTTTATTTGTTAAAAACAACAAGGTCATTCTTACCGCCTCAACATCTTCATCTATCAGCAAAGCGATTTCTTCTGCAAGGTCATTCCCTAGGTTTTCAAAATAGATTTTTCCACTATCTTGTAGACTGGCTAACATGATTTTGAGATAGATAATCGTATGTTCGTCACCGCCTGGCAATCGTCTGAGAAGTTTCATTTCTTTTGAAGCAAAGAAATCTTCTTTCAACTGCAACCAGTAATATCTTTTGTTTTGAGTTAATGCCATCTTCCCTCGACTTTCTAACTACCCACTAATATCTGATAAGCTTCTAAATCCAGCTCCACCATGACTTTCAAATTCTTGGTAGATGTCTCGATTTGTTTGCGGTATGCTGCGATCCCTGCTTGCCGTTCTTCTTCTGTCTGAGCGATGAAATAGCCGAAATGGTTGTCACGTTTTAGCCCGTAAACGGGGATTTTGAACTTGTTTCTCAACTTAACGACAATTTGTTCTACAGTTCTTTTCTCAACCCCGGTCACTCGAGTAATATCTTTTCGAGGTTTTGGGTTATCAAATGTTGCATGTCTTACCTCTGCGAAAACAATCCGCTCATTATCTGTCATTCTGTCGATCATCTTCTGAAGCTCCGTCATATTCCAAAATCCTTTCTACATCTTCAAGGTGCTCGATATCGCCAGTTCGAAGAAATCGGTCGTATGATTGAGCAATTAGTTCTAATCTAACTAAGCTTGTCACCCTTCTAGAACCCTCCTCAACCGTTCGTTTTCATCCCTTAATCGCTGATTTTCGATGCGGTATTCGTTCCGTTGTTCAGCGATGTCACGAACCATATCGTGCAACAGTTGATTTTCTTGCTCTAGTGAGTAAAGCGGTCGAGAGATAGCAGGTTTTTCTTGTTTTAAAAAATTAGCTAACCATTCTTGCATATCTGTTCTCCTCTTTATCAATCTGTTGGGCATTTCGCTTCAGGCTATTCTTCATAGACTCTTTTCGACAAGTTTTGTAATACTGTTCAGCCTGTGCCCATGTCTTATATCTAAGCTTTTCAAGCTCTGTCTCAAGGAGCAAGGCTATCTCCCTGTGCTTCCGTTCCTTCTCAGCCTTCCGTTGTTCCAGAACTGCTACCGCAAGCATCGGCGCTGCGAAAATTCCTAATGTTAAAATTGCTTCTGTCATGCACTCAATCCCTTCACTTTCTTTTTCACTTTCATCTTTGCTTTGTAATATTCAATGTCTCTTTGGTCAAAACGGAAATGAGTTCCAGCCATGTGATAAGGGATTTTCCCAGCCCTCACAATTGCCATAAATGGGTTACGGCTCATCCCTATGATTTCACAGGCTTCCTTCACACCGATCGCTTTATTGGAGATTTGAGAGTTTTTTCTCTCGATAGCAAGTTCTTTCCGAACTTCACTCAAGACTTCTTGGATAATCTCTTGTTTCAAGACCTTGAACGCTTCTAACATAGTATCCATCTTGTCAAACCTCGCTTTCGTGTGTTATACTTCAAGTAAGTAATTTTAGTAAGAGCCTGATTACCGTCAGGCTTTTTTTGTTTTTCAAGCAACATCATCAACCAAAAATTTATTGATAAAATACTGCTGACCTTTGCCTGTAACTTTTACAGTTTTGCTAATTGAGATATGACCGTCAGCATGTGTGATAGTTGTCTCTTTTATTTCAAATAAACCTAGTTCCATAGACTTCTGCGTTGGCATGTTCCAATCACTGCCCTTGCGCTTAATGAGATAGCCGTTCTCACGCAACCAAGCAAACAAGCGATTGGCACCGATTTTAAAGCCGTTTTGGCTGATTAACTTAGCTAGGTCTCCAACCAAGATAGACGAGTGACTAGCACTCACAGCGTCTGCAAACAGCACCTTGGGCTTGTCCGCTTCAATCTGTGCTTCCAGCTGATGGACCTTTTTGTCTGCCAGTAGCAGAGCGCGAGCCATAATCTTCTCTGGACTGTTGAAGTCCTTTTCAACCTGGATAAAGTACTGACGAACCTGCTTGCCACGGTCTGTCCGTTGGATCATAGCAATTTCCTTGGCCATGTCCAGCTTGATAATGTGGTCAACCTTGTTGTGACCTCCGCGACCTGTTTGCTTCACAAAATTGTTAAGCAAAAAATCTTGATTTTCTGCAAAGCCATACTCAACCATTCGGTCAAACCACATAGAGTATGGTGTTTTGACCCCCAAAGCCTCATGTAACTGCCGACCAGACACAACAGGCTCATGGTTGTCGTTTAGATTTACGTTAATAATTTCGTGCATAATACTCCTTTCAATATTTATTATTCTTCAAATTTTTCCCACGGCTCACGGATGCCCAATAATTTTGAAACACGCAATTTCAAATCAGCACTCCCTTTCCCTTTGGTCAACAAATCTGTGATTGTGCCTTGACTACGTAATCCGACAGCTTGTGTCAAATCAGCTTTTGTCCAGCCTTTTTCAGCCAATCGTTTTTCCACCAGTTCTATCCATTTTTGATGTTGTTGACTCATAAACTTCTCCTTTCTCTTTATTAGTTAGAAAGTAAAGCGAAAGTTTTTGCGAAATTTTATAGATTCCACTTGACTTTTTACAAACTATAGTCTAAAATCAAGACATAAGAAAAACACCGAACAAATTAACCGATAACACTATAATTCAACTCGCCAAAGTTTTATTTTTTTAGTTTTATCTTCGTTTTTTGTTTCGCTTTATTATTCGCTTTACAAATTATATTCTATACTAAAGTTTGTATACTGTCAACTATTTTTACAAACTTTTTTCTAGAATTTTTTTCGTAATGCTTAGAAAGGTTGTTAAATCAATGTTCTCAACGTTCGAAAGAATAAAAGAATTAGCTAAATCTAGAGGTGTTACGCTAGGTGGTCTAGAAGAAAGATTGGGGTTAAGTCGAAATTCTATTTATACCATGAAAAACAAAAAGCCTTCAGCTGAGAGGCTACAGTTAATAGCCGACTACTTCAACGTATCTACTGATTACTTACTTGGTCGGACTGATAATCCAAGAGTTGCTAAAACTGATGACGAAATTGATAAAATAGATTTCAAAGAGCTAGCAGCCGAGTCAATGTCTTATGACGGCAAGCCGTTTGACGAAGACGATATAGAGTTTTTCTCATATATCATGGAACAGCACTTTAAGAACAAATATAAGGAATAGTAAAATGACCGCATTAGACCTTTGCGTACAGCAAGGTATTGATATTTTATTCTTTGATGGTAGAGAAAGAGATAAAAAAGCCTTCTTCAACAAACGTGCTAATCTTGTTGGAATAGACACGTATGTAGATGGTATCGAACGAGATAAGCTACTCTATCACGAACTTGGTCATAAAAACCATACACCCTATCAATACCAATTACATAGAGAGCTGTGCGAACTTCAAGCAAACAGGAATATGATTCATCATTTGCTGAAAGATGAATTGTCGATGTTAGACGATTATAACGACTTTAACTATGTTCGTTTTATGGAACGACATGGCTTAAAAACTATGACCGATGAAAGCATGGTTATTGAAGAATTTCGCACCCTAACTGGAAAACATTTATAATAAGGAGAACATCCAATGAAGAACAACACCAACACTTTGCCCTTTTATTTAAGAGGTTGGTTTTTCTTGATACTACTTATACTATCTATCCCAACTTACTTATCGTCGTTAATCCTCTTAATAGGATTGTTCTTGATTAGGAATAAAAAATATCCCAATCTCTCTCCCGACCAACAAGCCAGATGGAACGAAATTCTTTTAGCGAATGAACAAGCTGATAACATACTAAAAACTGCAAAGGAAGAAGCTGATAATCTAATAAACAATGCTAAAAAAGAAGCTAAAGACTCCATTGATATGGCTAATACAATTGTCGCAGGAGTGGAATCGAAAAAGAATAATCTCAAAGAAGAGATTGATAAACTAGAAATAGCTAAAAAAGAGGCTGAGCTTTATTTATCAGAAAAAGCCGATGCATTACTTTTTAAAGAAACAACGGTAGATTTCACAGACAATATAACAGCTAATGAAATCAAAAATGAATTATCTTTAATTCAATTAAAAGAAAAAGAACTAATAAAAGCTGATGTTGCAATAAATAATCTTGGAATACAAACAACGAAAGCTAATCTTAACAAACAATCTAGACAACTTCTCCGTGCATTCAATGCTGAATCGGACTACTATGTATCTAACATTACAGCAAAAAATGTAGATAGCTATCGTAATAAATTAGCAAAATCATTTGAAAATCTAAATGCACTATTTGCAGTTGACGGAGTAAAAATCAGTCATGAACTTCTCACGCTAAAGTTAAAGCAACTAGATGTCATGTATAAATATCAAAAACAACTTGAGGTCGAGCGTGAATTATTGAAAGCTCAAAAAGAAGAAATACGCGAACAACAGAAAGTCGAAAAAGAAATCCAACAAGCGAAAGCTAAGTTGGAAAAAGAAGAAAGACAGTTCCAAAACGAGATGTCTAAACTATTGAAGTATCTTAACAGCGCTAACAACGAGGTCGAACAAAATATATACGCTGATAAAATTAAAGAGCTTGAGGACAAAATTAAGGAGCTTGAAAAAGATAAAGAAGACGTTCTCAAGCGTGAAAGTAACACAAGAGCTGGATTTGTTTATATCATTTCCAATATAGGGTCATTCGGTCAAAATGTCTACAAAATAGGTATGACAAGAAGATTAGAACCGATGGACCGTATCAATGAATTAAGTAGTGCTTCTGTTCCATTTCCATTTGATGTTCACGCTCTAATCTTTAGCGAGGATGCTCCTGCTCTAGAGAATACGCTTCACAATTATTTCAGAGATAAAGAAGTAAATAAAGTCAATCCACGTAAAGAGTTCTTTAAAGTTGACTTGCAAGAAATCAAAGAGCTTGTTCATAAAGAATATAACAATACCGTACATTTTACTGATTTAGCAGTTGCGGAACAGTATTATGAAAGCATAAAATTAAGTTCTGAATAACAAATAAAAAATCCCCACACTCTCCGAACCATCGGCCAGTCGTGGATATTTATAGGGAGAAATGCCCCCTGTGGTAATTGAGGAGTTTAATAATTTAATTTGACAATTGAAACACATCATGATACAATAGAGACAATCGAAGTGAATGCTCCCCCCTGGGAGCCCTAAAGAGCTATTGTGTCCGCACAGTAGCTCTTTTTGATTTTGAGGTAAATATGCTGACTAAACCATTCAAAACTATTGATGAACAGATTGAGATTCTAAAATCCAGAAACCTCACTTTCCTGCATGAGCCTTCAGCCAAAAGAATATTGGCTACTGTTGGTTACTACGAACTTATCAACGGTTATAAGGATATTGGTATTGAGACAGGTGAGACTTTCAAAGATGGCTTTACATTTGAACAACTTTTTCATGTTTTTAATATGGACAAAGAAATCCGCTCAGCAGTCAATGCCGCGATACTTGAAATAGAAGCTCATCTAAGAACCGCCCTATCCTATACTGTAGCCAAACACTACACCGCAGACCAGAATATCTATCTGAACAGAGAAAACTACGAAAGAGGGGATGATAAATTTCAAACATCTCAACGAGACAAGTTATTAAAGAAATGTCATAAAATCATCAACGATGATTCTCATCCCTATAAACATTACCGAGAAAAACACAAAAACGTTCCGCCTTGGATTCTCGTAAAAGGAATGACATTTGGGAACTTGATAGCATTCTATAAACTTCAAAAAAGCCAAGTGAAATCAGAAATAGTCAGTGAATTGACAGGTATCCCAGTTGAATTAGTTTCTGACGATTTCAAGTCCCTTATCATTAACATTCTGTACTTCCTTTTAGCTTACCGAAATCGTTGTGCACACCTTGGAAGGGTCTTTAATTTTGAAACAACCAAAAACAAGATTCATTACAACAAATTATTCCATGATAGGATGAAGATAACCGAATCTGAATACAAGCAAGGAAAAGGACAATTTGGTCTCGCAACCCTTGTATCATCCTTATCTTGGTTTTCAACAACTGGAGAAGTTTACCAGGTAGTCACAATACTCAATTTTAAAATACAAGAAGCTATCAACAACTATCTTAAACTCTACCCAGCAGACAAAGATTTTATCTACAATCAATTAGGTGGAGATTTGATACCAATCATATAATGAAGGAGCACTCAATAAAAAAATTACTTACAGGAACAATTACTCTACTATCTGTTGTAACACTTGTAGCGTGTTCTCAATCAAATAAAGGTATAATTGATTGTAGAATAAAAAAAAGCCCTACGCTCAAATTTTGGTTGAGGAGAGCGTAAGGCGGATCATGTATAGTAAAAACCTGCTTTACAGTAGGTCTCTTTACTATACCCATTTTAACAAAAAATGAGGGGAATGACAATGAAAATTAAACCATATATAAAAAACGGGAAAACGTATTACAAATTCGTACTATATGTTGGTGTAGTTAACGGAAAACGAAAATACATTAAGCGTGCCAACTTTAAAACAAAGGCCGATGCCAGAGCAGCAATACTTTCTTTGCAAGAAGAAATTGACCGACCTGTAGGAGATATGACCTTCCAAGAGCTGACAGAGAAATGGCTAAAAATCTACGAAAATGAAGTCGCAGAAAGCACCTATATCAAAACAAGTAGGAACATCAAACACCACATCACTCCAACTATCGGACACAGGAGGATTTCTGAGATTACAGCCCTGGAGCTACAAAGCCATACACAGCAATGGTGTTCCAAATTAAAATACGGTAGGAAGATATTAGGCTTAGTCAAAACGATATATCGTTATGCAGTACGTATGGGCTTCATTGCCATTAGTCCAGCAGAAAGCGTCGCAGCCCCAAAACTAAAACGAACCATAAGTACAACCAAAGACTTCTATGACAAACACGAATTAAAAGAGTTCATGCAAAGAGTAGAGGCGACTGGGGACATTCGCAAGATAGCCCTCTTCCGAGTACTGGCTTTTACAGGTATTCGCAAAGGCGAACTTCGTGCGCTTCATAAAGACGACCATTACTCTAAAACCTTGCGGATCAATAAAGCAGTCACAAGAGGTTTTGCAGGCGAAGAGATAGGACCAACTAAGAACAGTTCTAGCGAACGTCTGATTAGCTTGGACGATAAGACAGACAAAATTCTACATGAGTTAAAACGACAATACCCAACCAGTACACTCTTATTCGAGAGCGAAACAGGGGGCATCCTGTCACCCACCGACCCCAGAAGGTGGTTACTTGAAATCATAGAAGGCACAACACTATCAGAAATTAACATCCACGGTTTTCGCCACACTCATGCCAGTTTAATTTTTGATGCAGGTATGACACTCAAACAAGTTCAGCACAGATTGGGACACTCCGATATGAAGACCACAATGAATGTTTATACACATATTACTCAATCAGCGGTGGACAATATCGGGGAAAAATTCTCGGAATACTTAGATTTTTAA